CAAGGGCAACCGCAATGTCTCCTACGGGGAGCCTGAAGACAACTTCACGCGCATCGCCTTGCACCTCAGTGTGTTCCTCAAGAACCGCCACGCTATCGACATTGCGCTCGGCCCCGAGGACGTGGCGTTGATGATGGCCTTGATGAAGATAGCTCGCCTAGAGTTCAACATCACGCACAGGGACAGCTATGTGGACCTCGCCGGGTATAGTGCCTGTGGCGCGGCCATAGCGAAGAACATGAAGGCGGCCTACCGTGCGCGTAACCCCCAAGAGAAGGAGGCCAAAGACTGTGAGTAGTCGCCTAGTTCAACAGCACATTGACCGCATGCTCCAAAAGGAACGCAATGCCGAGGCCCCATGCCCTGAGGTACCTGAGGCGCTCCTGGAGTACCTCGAAGCCATCTACCCAAGCAGGTGCCTAGAGCCTAATGAGAGCGTTGAGTACCACCGGCATTACGCTGGGGCCTGCGCCTTAGTGGAGACCTTGCGGCATCACTATGAGAACCAACAGCAGCACCCCTTAGGTGGCGATGAGGATGGTGGTGTGGAGTGGGTTGCCACATGAGAGCCGAAGAGTAGATATGTGCTTCGGAGGTGGCCCTAGCTACCAACCAGCGCAGCCGCAGGTCAACCCTGCCGCTCACCCCTTAGACCAAGCCTTCAAGGAGGTAACCTTCGCGTCACGCGAGGCCACACCTGCTGAGGGGAGACCTAAGGCACCAGCGCCGGAGACACCTAAGGTACCACTGCGTACCGTTAAGACCGGACTAACATTTGAAGGACGCTGAGACATAGACATGAATATTGACAGCATTAGGTCATGCTGGTGGAGGCGCACAGTGCTTTGCGTAGCGTTCCTCCCCATCATGGCACTAGCCTCAGCACTCGGGGCAGCCTACGGCATTAAAGAGTTTGTCGGGGACAACTGGGTGGCGTGCAGGGATTGTTGGAAGCGAAGGCCCTACGACAAGGGCGTACCTAGAGGGAGGCGCGTCTAATGTGCTTCGGCAGCCCCGATCCGCCGCCGCCTACCCCTGCAACACCACCCCCGGCACCAGCCGCCCCGCCCCCTTCACCCACAGCTAGCACCGCCGTTGAGGATGTAGCCTCAGCGCGCCGAGCGGAGGACCTAGCCCTCTTTGGCAGTGGCCGCCAGTCTCTCCGCGTTGACCGTAGTGCTACCAGCGGTGGGATCGGCAAGGGCGGTAGTGGCATCAAAGTGTAATGGAAGAAGCCACGGAAGGTAGGCCTGTAGGACCATACTCCCTGGGGGAACCCGCAGCCAACGTCTATGACCGCCTAGCTGGTCTCCGACAAAGCGTGGTGGACACAGGGCGCGTCATGGCCGAGCTAACGATCCCTAGCCTTGTGCCCCCTGATGGTTGGCGCACAGGTGACAAGCTGGCTGGGAACAACCAGTCAGTGGGTAGCCATTGCGTCAACAACCTAGCGGCTGCCCTCCTGTTCATAGCCTTCCCGCCCAACCAGCCGGTCATTAGGTTGGAAGCAATCGAGTACGCTGTGCAGGCCGAGATAGATGCGGACCCGGAGTTGTACGCTAGGCTCCAGGTCGCAATGTCCCGACTGGCGGAGGCACACCGCACGCGCATGATGAGCACCACAATGATGAGTGCTTACAGCGTGGCACTTAAATTGCTGATCGTAGCGGGCAACTGCTTGTGGAAGCACACTGAGTTAGATAGCCCGCAGGTGTTCCCGCCTAATGTCTATGTCTGCAAGCGGGATGCTAAAGGCAATCCTCTCCTGAGTATCCACAAGGAACGGATCAGTGTGCAGGCGCTCGACCCGGACCTTAAGGCCTTCATCTACCAACACAACCCGGACCTTAAGGACATGAACCTGTGGGAGCAAGAGGTAGACATTCATAGTGTCTGCAACCTGTGTGTGGAGGATGATGCTGGCGGAGCTAGTGGTGAGCGGTACTGGAGGTATTGGCAAGAGTACAAGGGCCGCCTCCTCCCTGGTACTGAGGTTGAGACCGACTATGACGACCCGCCGATGATCCCTGAGTGGTGGACCCCAGTGTACGGACAGGATTGGGGAACCTCCCACTGTGAGGAGTACCGAGGGGACCTGTTTGCGACGGAGGCCCTAAGTAGCTCCATTATCGACATGGCCGCTGCGGCAGCCGCGAGTTGGTTCTTTGTGAACCCAAGTGGCCGCACCTCCATTAAGCAGCTACGCGAAGCCCGCAACCTCAGTATGTTTAGTGGCAAGGCTGAGGATGTCACGATGTTCCGTGCCGAGAAGGGCGGGGACCTTCAAGTAGCCATGAGTGTCGCCGACAAGGCCGAGCGCCGCCTAGGTATGGCCTTCTTGCTCAACTTCGCGATACAGCGGAGTGGAGAGAGGGTTACCGCCGAGGAGATACGACGCTTAGGTAATGAACTCGACAAGGCCCTCGGTGGTAGATACTCAGAGCTAGCGCAGAGGACCCAGCGGCCCATCATGCTCCGCTTCATGCACCTCCACGAAGAGGAGGCCCCACAGTTACCTCGCCTGCCTAAGGACCTAGTGCAAGTGCAGGTTATCACTGGGGTGGACGCCTTAGGCAATAGCAAGGACGCTATGGACCTGGAGGAGCTAGCCACAGCCATCACCACCTACTTCCCGCAGGAGGCCGGCGAGATACTCAAGGGCATCAGATGGGCGGCGCGTTGGTGTGCAGCCAAGGGCATTAAGCCGGATGGCCTCATTAGTTCGCAACAGGAGGTGGACGCCGCTAGCCAAGCCAAGGCACAGGCAGCCCAACGTATGGCCCTCATAGAGAAGGGCACAGGGCCAGCCGTGGCGGGGGCAGCAAGCATGGCGGATGGGATGATGCAACAACAACAACAACAGATGCAACCACAACAAGGAGCCTAGAGAACATTGGAAGTAGAGACCGTATTCAGTACCGGAGAGGAGCCTACATCCGTCATTGACGTAGCGGCCCTCCCTAAGGTCGAAGCCCCAGCGGTAGTACCCGTTGTTGAGGGTAAGCCTGATGAGGGTACCACCCCTGAAGCTAAGCCTGAGGTTACGGAACCTGATGAGGCTACAGAGACCCCTGCGGCAGACCTCGGGGAGTACAAGCCGGAGGACGCCGATGTAGTCGCCAAGTTCGATCAGCGCTACACCAACCCTGAGACTGGCAAGCTCAATGAAGTGGCCCTGAGTACCGAGTTCTGGGGCAACCGAGTGGAGGCCGCTGAGGGTGTTGAGCCCGTGGTGGGTAAGCTCAACGACGCCACCCGTGACTACCTTGTGCATAGCCTCAATGTCACCCCTCAGTTCATTGATGAGGTGTGTGAGGGGCTGGTGGCTAAGCAGCAGATGGCAGCACAGGGCCACAGCAGCGCGGTCCATGGCGTAGCTGGGAGTGCCGAGAGGTACAACGCGGCTCTGGACTGGGCGATGGGACCACCGGAAGGTGGCACTGCACCTTACACCCCAGAGCAGCAAGCACGGTTCGACGCTGTTGTGCGGAACCGCAACGCAGGCTGGGAGGATGCCGTTACGGCCCTCATGGCTCGCTTCGATGCTGCCAACCCACCCGCACAGTCCAACGTCGCAGCCTTCCGTCGCAGGTCCACGCCTGCGAGGGATGCTACAAGCCCCAACGCAGGGCCTAAGGCCGCCACTACCCAGACTGCGGTACCCAATGGCCCGGAGCCTTTCGCTAACGCAGAGGCCTACCACAACGCTCTACGTGAGGCTGCTACCCCCCGGCAGACCGAGGAGGCAAACGCTCGCCTTCGCGCCTCCACCTTCTACAAGACTACCTAACACACCTAAAGGAACACAAGCACACACATGTCTGAATATACTGACAGCGTATCCCGCCCAGGTCGCGCCCTAAATGAGGGCACCGATGACCGCGCATTGTTTAACACGATGTTCGGCGGGAAGGTTCTCCTCGCGTATGAGGAGGCCTACGACTATGCGGGCTACAGCTTCGGCCGCACCATTACGAGCGGCAAGGCTGATAACTTCCCGATCATTGGCCGCAAGCGTGACGCAGTGGACCATACCCCAGGTGAATTGATCCTCGGTGGGTCCATTGAGCACAACGATGTGACAATAACCCTCGACCAAATGTTGGTGGACAGCGCATTCATCAGCGAGGTTGACGAGTTCATGTCCCACTTCCCGATTGCTGAGCCGTATGCCACCCAGATTGGGCAGAGCCTTGGTGTCGCCAACAGCAAGAGGGTTGCCATCATGCACATCCTCGCGAGCCGTGACACTGGCGCTGCCCTGCCGGAGGGCATCCCGGTACCGAGCTACTACTTCGACGCGGACGTTGCCACGGATGGTGCGAAGCTCGAAGCGGCTGCCTACGCAGGGGCCGAGTTCATGCTAGAGAATGACATCAGCGGTGCGAAGCCTGTCATGATGCTTCCCCACCAGCAGGTCCTCTTGCTGTCGCGCTACAGTGGTGTTGAGGGTGGCCCTGTGACGACTGGCAGTGGCAACCGGAGCACCGGCAAGATTGGCATGCTCGCAGGTATTGACGTGAAGGGTACCAACCATATCCCTCACACCAACATCACCACCGGGCTCGCCAAGTACCGTGGGGACTTCACGACCACCATCGGTCATATCTCCACGCAGATGGCCGTTGGAACCCTCACCTTTCGTGGCATTAAGATTGTCGTTACGGTGCAGGATGACCGCTTGGGCACCATCATCATTGGGTCCATGTTCAATGGTCACGGCAAGCTGCGCCCTGAGTGCGCCTTTGAGATTGCCACTACCACTCGCGGGTAGACCTTTAGGCAGTCTCTAAGTTCTGCCCTAGGTAGCTCCTAGTGTGGCCGTGTGGTACCGAGCGAGGTGTGAGTGTCGGTACACCTTTATTCATATAGGAGGAACATACCGTATGGACGATGAACAGTGCCAAGCCATAGGGGATGCCCTCTATGCGGACGTGTGGGAGTGCATTCGGAAGGCCGTGTCCACAGATGATGGCAAGGGTGTGCCCAGTGGGCTCCTTGTCGCGGTGCTCCTCCGATCAGTGATGGGCATTAAGGATCGCGGCCTTATAAGCCCTGAGGAGATACAGGCCATATGGGAGAGGCTGAGCCGATCGGCGATGTACGTATACAACCACCCCGGCAACGACAGCGTTAATTGAGCGCAGCGAGTGACAGATACCATTATGGCCGTCCCCATGACCTTGAGGGACGCCGTTAACACACTCCTCCGAGTTGCAGGTATCACGGAGGTGGACAGCCTTGTAGATACGGGCCTCACGAAGGACAGCCAGAACGCCATAAATGCCCTCAACCGTGCGAATGCCACAGTGCAGTCCGAAGGTTGGAACGGGAACACAGAGGAAGAGTTCCCTGTGGAGCCCAATGAGGCCGGGGAGGTAGAGATACCTGACAACTTCCTTAAGGTCCTCGCTGACCGCAGGCACAGTACATGGAACAAGAGGATTAGTGTGCGCGATGGGAAGCTCTACAACCTCACCGACCGGACCTTTGTGTGGACTGACACGGTTTACTTGGTGGTCACCCAATCGCTGCCCTTCGAGGATTTACCTCAGGGTCTCCGCTGGTTAATCACTTGTGTGGCTGGTAGGACGTATGCCGTGGGTACGTATCCTAGTGCTGGGTCCTTCCGCTTTACTGAGGACGAGGAGACCAAGGCCAGAAGTATAGCCGAGCATGAGGACGGTACCCAGAGGGATCAGACCTTAGTGGAGACCTCACCCTACTTCGCTACCATGAGGAGACGGTAGTGGACGGCGGATCACTCATTTGGCAGTAGGCACCTATGTTTCTCAAAATCTGATCCAGGGCGTTAGCCAACAGTCCGCAGAGCAACGCAGGGCCACTCAATGCGAGGCCCAGCAGAATTGCCTCAATAGCGCCAAGGAGGGATGCGTTGCGCGCCCTGGCCTAGAGTACCTCGCCCCAACGATCACCGGCACAGGGCTAGAGCTAGCCTCCTATTACGAGCTATTCCGGGGCGTAGATGAGCGGTATCTAGTCATCATCCCCGATGTGGTCTCTGGAGGTACCATCCGTGTGTGGGACCTAGTGCACAACGTTGAGTGTGTGGTTACCAAGGATGGCAGCGAAGCGGCCTATTGCTCCTCAGGGATATATGATGCACGGGACATCTTCGCCTTCCAGACCGTAGACGATTACACCTTCGTGGTTAACAAGGCGGTGGTGGTTCTCAGTTTGGGAGACGTGCAGACCACAAGGCCACCCGAGGCCCTCATCTTCGTGAAGGGCGGGGCGTACAGCCACAAGTACCAAGTCACCCTGCACTATGACGACAAGGTTTATATGTGGTCCTACTTCACGCCAGACAATAGCGTGGAGGCCAACGGGCCATACATCAATACGAGCCAGATTGCCGCCACCCTGTTCCGAGCTATGACCGGGAACGCCGCCACGATCATTACCTCAGGTGCCGCCGAGAGCAACGACTACGGGGTTGGTGCCATGTGGGAAGGCGCCGTGGACGGTGAGGCTGGGGGCATAGTGTCCGCCGATATGGACAACGAAGCAAACACCTTAGGGTTCTCCTTCCAGTTACGCGGCAATGTGATCCGCGTGTGGCGGGAAGAGGGTGAGCCCTTCCGCATTGATGCAGGGGATGGCAACGGCAACACGTTTATCAGCACGATCAAGGACAAGGTTAAGAGCCTTAATGATCTGCCGCTCAAGGCCTTCCCAGGGTTCCGCATTAAGGTAGCTGGGGCCAACAATGAGTCCAACGATGACTACTACCTAGAGTATACCTCCGATGATGTGTGGATTGAGGTTGTAGGGGACGGTGTGGTTACTACCCTCAATCAGACCACCATGCCACACGCCCTGATACACACTGGGGTTGGCACCTTTACGTGGTCGAAGGTTGATTGGAGCACAAGGATAGCCGGGGATGATGACACCGCCCCTCACCCGTACTTCGTCAACAAGAAGATCACGGACATATTCTACGTTGGGTCACGCCTTGGTATCCTCACAGAGGCCGCTTACGACCTAAGCAAGAACAAGTCGCCCTTCACGTTCTACCCGGACACGGTGCAGACTGTCTTAGCTACGGCCCCTATCTCCAGCCCCGTCAACGGTGGCCGCTCCATTAGCCTCTTGCGGAAGGCCATCCGTGTAGACGAGAGCCTGTTCCTTTGGGCGCAGGAAGCTCAGTTCCGTGTGGCCGCCGACAACCAGCCCTTCCGCGTTGAGACCGTGGAGAACAAGCTGGCGACAGCATACAGTTTCGCCGAGGGTGTGGACCCGATTGTGGTTGGCACCTCCCTGTACTTCGCCGATGAGCAAGGGGACTTCGCTTCCCTGCAAGGGGTAGTCTTCAGTGGTGGCAAGGCTGGGCCGGCGCTTGATGTCACACTCCACGTCCCCTCTTACATACCGTCCAACATCAAGCTCCTAGTCGCAAGCTCCAGCCTTGGGCTCCTTGCCATGCAAAGCTCGGAGACCCCTAACTCCCTGTACCTCTATAACTTCATCGTGCAGGGGGCCGAGGTGGTGCAGAGTGCATGGCAGACATGGACGATACCTGAGGGCAACATCCTGTGGGCCTCCATATGGCAGAACAAGTTGTGGCTCGCCGTGCTGCGGACTGAGGGCCTACTGCTTGGCTCCATTAACCTCACGACCTCCACCACGGACCCTGGCGAGACGGACTACCTCACGCGGCTCGACTGGAGGGTTGCAGAGGCAGGCACCTCCCCCGAGTACGTGGAGGAGGCAGGGGGGCCAACCACGCGGCTGTCCTATTACTTCCCGATCACCGAGCTAGAGAACCTGAGGGTTGTCATTAGGACCACCAGCGAGAACTACATTCGCGGACAGATAATCCCAATCATTGATGCTACCGGCCTCAACACCATCATCGTGGATGGGGACATCAGCGAAGAGGAGTTCTACGTAGGGCAGCGGGTGGACAGCTTCGTGCAGCTAAGCGAGTTCTGGCCTCGGGGTCAAGATGGCGGTGCGGTGCTCTATGATGACGTGATCGTGAAGGGACTTAAGGTCACCCACGCTAAGACATCCTACTACAAGGCTGAAGTTACCACCCCGAGTGGCGCCGTGGAGACTACCCTATGGACTTCCCAACAAGCCGGTGTGCACGGCGCCTCCGCCGGACCCTTAGTGCCCCGCGCTGGTACGGCTAATGTCCCGGTGCAGCAGAGGGCCGAATTGCACAGTGTCACCTTGAGGAATGACAGTCCGTTCCCCAGCGCTTGGCAGCGAGTAGCCACTACCTACAGCTATGTTCACAGAGGAGCCCGAGATCAACAGCAGTGAGAGGCCACAAACTAAATGATAGTAGTGGCAACGGCCATGCACGCAGCCCTAATGGACGCGGCAGGCATACGACCAGCCGACCGCGAGGAGTGGGTGGGTGGTGTTGGTGGCCCTGTGCTCCCAGCACTCATCGAGGCCTTAGGGATACCTGGAGGTACGAACTCCACGTATCTCCTAGATGGCACTATTCCCTTGTGCATGTGGGGCGACTACCCAGTGGAGCCCAGTGTAGGACAAGTGTGGTTAATTGCTACCGTAATGGCCGAGAGACACGTCCTAGCTATACATCGTGTGTTCACGCCGGTACTAACGGACATGCACTCGCGGTACCCTCTCCTGGTTGCCTACATGCACCCGCGCAACGCCCTCCACCAAAAGTGGATTGAGCGCCACGGGTTCAAGCTGAATGGTACTTACCGGACGGCGGCATTAGGCATCCCTTACTTAAGGTACACTCATATATGTTCATAGCAATGTATAGAACATGTGCGGAATAGCGGCCGCTAGCCTAGCACTTGGCGCCGGACAGGGCATCATGGGCTTCATGGATAAGCAGGCGGCACACGCCACTCAGGTTGCCCAAGCTAACGATCAAGCACGCACTTGGGAGCGGAACCATACGGCAGCCCTCGCAGCCGATCGCGATGCCCAGCTAGCTC